CGCTTGCTCATGAATCGACTAAAGGCGGTCTGCGTCCCCCACTGCCGCACGACGGCGACGACCGTGAAGGAATCGGTGGCGCCGAAGTCGAGCAGGTCGTTGTCAGCAACCTGGAAGTAGTCGTCGGTGCCGAGCAGCCACACGTTCCGCACGACAGCGACCGCCTTGCGACCGCTGGTGGAGCGGTTGATGGTGAGGGTCCTCTGCCGCCCAGCGTCAATCCAGAACACGGAGCCCGCCATGAGGGCGTTGCTCGTTGCCGTCGGGGCGGAGGTGTAGTGAGTCTCGATGTCTTGAAGTTCGGACGCTGACAGCGCCCGTCGGAACACGAGAGCGGCGAGGAGTTCGAAGTCCTGATAGGCGGTGCTTGCGCTTCTTGAGCCGATGCGCAACCCCTCGCTGCTCACGAGTGATCCAACGCCAGACGTGTCGGCAGTTGCGGATAACGTCCCGCCGGTAAACGACGCCATCGTCTGAGTAGAACGATCAACAACGAATCCCAGCGAGCTAAGCGTGCCCGCCGTGAATGTGGTCAACCCAACACGAGAGGCTGCTGGCGTTCCGCTGTCGATCGCTGCGTGCAGACTCAGGGTCGTCCCTTCCGACAACATCTCGTAGCCAGTGTCGCCGTTCGGGATCGGTCGCTTCGACACATATCGCCCGAAGTTCGTCGGTGTTGCCCACTGCCGCACGACGGCGACAACGGTGAAGGAGTCGGTCGCCCCGAAGTCCAACAAGTCATTGTCAGCCACCTCGAAGTAGTCGTCGGTGCCGAGCAGCCACACGTTCCGCACGACGGCGACCGCCTTGCGGCCGCTCGTGGAGCGGTTGATGGTCACCGTTGCGGCGTTGCTGCTCGACTCGGTGAAGCTGGTCTGTCCGCCCGAGGTGATGCCGGTGGTGAAGTTGGCGTCGAGCACCGTCGTGCCGCCGATGGTCGACAGGACGCGAACCCGATAAACCTTGCCCGCCACGGTGTTGCCGCCGCCAGCCCCCTGTTCGCCGATGTGCAGCGCCGAGGTGGAGTCGTTGAGGCTTGCCAGGCTTGCCGTCTGATCGGTCCCTAACTGCGTCCACGACGACGGAACGGTTGCGCTGTCGGCAGCCGTGAAGAACTGCGTGCGACCGTCAGAGGCGCGCCAGGTCACCCGAATCCATGCCGCCGAGCCATCGGTAAGACCTGTCGCGACTGACGACGTGGCGTTGACACCAGCCGTAGCGCCGATGCGCCAATTCAGTGTTCCGGCTGCGTTGAGTGTGAATCCGTAGGCATGGTCGGTGCCAGCGGTATTGCCCTTCCAAATGATCCGGCCGAGCACGGCAGGCGTCCAGTCGTCGAACGCGATGCGGACCTGGATGTCGGCCTCGGTCGTGAGATCGAGCGCCGCCGAATCGGGAACGGACGCGTAGTTGCCGCTCACGCCAGGCAGGTAGAGGTAGTTCGTGCCGCTGTGCTCAAGCAGAAGCGGGTCGTTCGTGTCGGACCCAACCGCCGAGCCGTAGCGGGCGTCCAGGACGGCGCCCCCCGTGCCGAGGTTGATGGCGGTGTCTGCCGCGATAGGGATGACGGGAGCGCCAGGGCCGTCGGAGTGGATCCGCACTTGCCCGCCCGAGGTGATGCCCGTGGTGAAGTCCACGTCCAGCACGGTCGTGCCGCCGATGCCGTTGCGGACGATTGCCCTATAGAACTTGCCCGAAGTCCACCCGCCGTCAGCGTATGCGCCAACGCTCACGACGCTCGTGCTGTTGAACAGCGAGATCGTGCCCGCAGTCGTAATCGTTGCGCCGAGTTGCGTGAACGTTGTCGGTTCGGTTGCCTGATCGGCTGCGGTGAAAAACTTGACGTCACGACCGCCCGCACCGTTGTCGACGTCCAGCGTGATCTTTAGCCATCCGGCCTGGCCGTTCGTAAACGGCACGGCAGCAGTCGAAGTAGCGGTCGCCTCGGTGCTGCCATCCGTTGAATAGTAAAGCCGCATGAGCCCGCCCGTGGTTGCTGCCCACAACCAGGATTTTTGGTTAGCCCCGCCTCGCTTCGCGAACGGGTACTCCTCGCTTGCGGGAGTCCAGTCATCGAGCGATATGCGTAAGACCAACTCAAGGTCACCCGTGATGTCCAGCGCCGCCGAGTCGGGGACCGAGGCGAAGTTGCCCGTTACACCAGGCAGGTAGAGGTAATTCGCGCCGCTGTGCCCGAGCAGAAGGGGCTCGTTGGTGTTGCTGCCAGGCGACGACCCGTACTGCGCGTCGAGCGCCACTCCGCCGCCACCGAGATTCTTCGCTACTGCCATATCAGTACGTCTCCATTGTGGCGTCGATCAAGAAGGTGGCCCCAAACAGGGGAAGGTTGAATCCTGGTCCGTTGTTTCGGGATGCGTCGATGAGGAAGACGGCTTCCGACAGGACGTTTGGCGGCTGGTTGCTCGCCCAGGCGTAAAGGTCGTCGTTCAGGTGCGCTGCATCGGACGTGGGCGCGAGGTAGGCCGCCCAGGCGTCCTGGGTTGCGAGGCCGTTGTCCAGCCTCCATTCGCGTAGGGCGGCCCAGACGTTTTCGCCTTGCGTTGGGCTTCCGAGGCTTGAAAGCTTCCCCGCGATCAGGTCGGCGCTCATGCGGGCACCCCTTCGGCCTGAGTCGGTACCGCCTCTGGCGAGGGGGGCGGAGAAAGGAATTGCTGCGGGTTTCGGACGCCGAACCCGTTCCTTAGGACGTGTTCGGCGAGGGCGATCGGATTGACGACGCCCATCGAGATGAATGGCGCCATTGCGTCCATAAGCTGCATAGCGGATTGCCGTCGGAACGTCTCGTTATTAGGCTGGGTGGAGCCCGCCTCAACGAGAAAGTCATGGGCTCCAGCGATGTAGTCCCTGTCGTAGTTGAACCACATGCTGGCTCCGTCGGGTCCAGTCACCCTGGCGACCTGTTCGCCCGTCATGAACTCCTGGCAAAGCTGAATGATCCGTTCGGCAACCTCGGACGCGGCACGCTCGACCTCGTCCAGCTTGTCGGACGCCCTGCTGTTTGCGGAGTCCTGAATGATGGACGCCTCAGTTGCCGTTCGACGGATTTCGGGCATAGAGCCTCGGGCGTAGTCCGAGACGCCGCTCACGATGTTGATGTCGCTGGCTATGAGGCTCGACTGGTTGTAGAAGTCTGGCGGCAGGGGGCTGACAGGCATTGGGGCAATGACGCCAGGCAGCGACTCGTCCCCGATTACGGGGACGAGTACGTTCTCGTTGTCGGACTCCAGTGCGTCAATTCCGTCGATGTCAAACGAGTCGCGCTTGTAGAGCCACTTTCGGCGCCACCGCTTGCGGTCGTTCAGCATCTGCGAACGGGTGATATTGAGTTCGTGCTGGAGGGGCTCGATTGCTTCGAGGTCACCCAGCGGGTAGAAGAAGTCGGGCACGTCGTAGTTGCGGAGCATGACGTACGGGTGCCCGAATGCGTAGGGCATCTGCTGAGGGCGGACCAGATAGCCCTCTGCGTTGTCGGCAAAGACGGACATCAGGCGGGAGTCGAGGTCGTAGAACTCCCAGACGACGACGTGCTGGTTGGCGTCATCTCGTTTGCGGTCCTTCTCGTCGCCCCTGCCCGTGCCCCCGTAGCGGGCGGCCTGGAGCTTTGAACGTTCGGTCTTCGACCACAACGGGTTGCTCTTGGCTTTGTCGAGCGGGACGTAGATCCGCTGGGCAATCCAGCGGATGTCCTCCATGCAGGTCGCGTCGTCGTTCACGAACATGTCGTGGGGCGACACCCGATTCACGAAGGGGTGGTCAGCGAGGGCAACGAGCGTCTTGGTGGGGATTGCGCTTTCGACGTCCTCCGCTGATGGCATGTCGCCAATGAGTGACGGCTGGTCAAGTACGGCCTGCTGAATCTCACCCATCTTCTGCTGGAACTCAGCCTGGAGGCTTTCGGAGTCTCGTTCGACTTCGTCCTCTTCGTACTTCCAACCGACCTTGACCCAGCCGTGGCCAATGACGAGAAGGTCCTTGGCGGCCCTTCTGAACTCGGGCTGGAACTTGTACCGCCGCCAGAGGTAGTTGACAACCGCCTCTGCGATAATCGCCTGGGGGGCGTGTTCATCGCTTTGAGCGGAGACGGTGATCTTGGGGTGAGAGACCGAGATTGCTGGCCAGATTACGTTGATCGTGGAGAAGGCGAGATGGACCGCTACGCGGTCCATGTCGTCGACGTAGGTTTCGTTGAAGTGTCGGAGCGCGTAGAGATCAACCAGACGTCTCCACGTTTCGTCGTGCCGCTCGTCCTCGCGCCACTTGCGGGAGTGTTCGATTTGCCGTTTGTATTTGGCAAGTCGGTCCGCGTTGGTGGTAGCCATTCAGCCCTCGTGTTCTTTGAGGTAGCGGGCTGCCGCCGTAACGATGTTGAGATCGTCTTTCAGCATTCCAAGTCCGACGTTGCAGCGATTGCAGAGCCCGCCGCGAACTTTCCCTGTTATGTGACAATGGTCGAGGACTGTCGAGATTGCCGTCCCGCAGATGGCACAAGGCTTGGAGAGGAGTTCCTCGTAAAGCTGAATGTCGATGCGGTAGGACGTCGAGACCCTGTGCTTCTTACGCTGTTCGGCGGTGCGGGGGGTTCGCCCGTATTCGCGATTGCGCTCTTGTTCGCGTTTACGGTATTCGGGGTCCAAACGCCGCCGCTGGCGCGCGACGTTCGCCTTTGCGCGAATCCGCTCCTTATTCAGCTCGTAGTACGCCCGTCGGTATTCGGGGTGCGGCGACATTAGATCCACTGGCGGCGATTGACGGGAACTGGCTCGTGACCCTTTGCTCGGCCCTCTTCGATGGTCTTGCGATTGAACTCGCGTTCAGTAACGTCGCGGAAGAAGTCTTTGTCTCCGCCTCGGTAAACGGATCCGAGCTGCACGCTCTTCAGGTGGCACGCGAAGCAGCAAGAGCGTGTTTCGCTGTAGCTGGCGCTGGGCCGCATTTGGCGACATTGCGTGCAAACCTTCATCTTCTTTACCGCCGAAGCGGGCGTTATCCCCTTCGTCGGCGGGTGTTGAAGAATCCGAGAGGTTTCCGATTCTCCGCCTTGCTTGATTGCTGGTCGGCGAGGCGCTGATACCAGCCGAATGTACCCGTGTCTGCTTTGACGTCCATGCGCTGTTCGGGGGTTCGCGCCCAGAGGAGCATCTGAACGGCGATGGCCAGCGCCATGACGCGATCATCGTGGGGAGAGCCGCTGGTGCGGCCGTTCTCGTCGCGGACGTAAGTACGCAGCTCCGCTCTGGCGTGAGGGCAGGGGACGTTGTGGTCTCGGAGATAGGCGCCAAGGCCGTCAATGACCAGGGGCTTGGAGACGTGGGTTGTCCGCCATCCGTAGACTTCGGTGCGGTTTTCCCGAATTGACGACAGCTTGCGCTGTCGGAAGATTCGCTGGTAGCCAGCCCTTTGGAGCGCCTTGACGGTGGTCAGGCCGTGGTTGTTTGACTCGGGGCAGACGAGGGCGGTGTTGTAGAACCACCCGATGTCGGCGAGTGTCTCGCCGAACACGTCGGGGTCGAGGTGTCCGTGCCATTGGGCGACGATGTCGCCGTTGAAGGCGTCAAGGACGAACGCGCAGGAGAAGTCGCCGTGGTCCAGCCCTTCAGCAATGTCGGCACCTACGACGTATACGTGGCCTTCGGCGGGGAACTGGTAGACGTGAAGGTTGCCGTTTGCGTAGGGCGTGAAATCCACCCTGTTCGCGCCTTCGAGGTAGCCTCGGGTGGCTTCCAGGTCGTTCATTTTTGAGATCAGGTCGACGTCGAAGACGGTTCGGCCTGATTTGATGAACGCTTCGTCGGGGTTGGAGGGGTACTCCTGGGCCATGAGCCAGTCGGGGGTGTCGGCCGCCTTTGACTGGTACCAGTCCTCTCCGCGGATTCCGTCGGCGTTCCATGGGTAGAACATCGGTTTGAAGCGGGAGGCTCCGCTTTCCGCCTTTACCCACATGGCGTGGAAGAAGTTCCCCCACCCGTTGGCCGTGGAGATGCCGATGCAGCGGCCACCGACGTCGGTGATCGGCTCGATGGAGGCCCAGGCGGATTCGGCGTCGGGGAGGAACGCCCACTCGTCGACGATTACGAGCCAGACGGTTTCCCCTCGGGCGGGGTCGTTCGACGAGGGGAAGGACGCGATTCGCGAGTCGTTGTCGAAGGTGATTCGCTGTTGCGAGTCGTCGATCAGCGACGGTCCTCGGTCCGTCATCCACGACGGGAGCCCTTTGAGCCCGTACTTCACTTTGGCGAGAAGGCTGACGGATTCTCGTTCGGTGCGGGAGAGCATGACGATGTAGCGGTCGGCGTAGCCGAACGCGCACCAGAAGACAAAGGCGGCAGCGAGGGTGGAGTACCCGAGCTGCCGCGCCTTGAGGACGAGGGTGTAGCGGTTGTCGAGCCAGAAGCGAACTGTTTCGCGTTGGGTGTCGCGGAGGTTGAACGGGATGCGGCCGTCCGACGGGTGGCGGATGGTCCAGCATTCGGAACAGAACTTCTCGAATGCCGCCAATTTGGCTTCAGTGGTGGATTCGTCCCAGCGGGGGAAGTACTGGCGCCAGCGCCTCTCCGTGAGGAGGGCGTTGAGTTCAGTCATTTACGACTTTGAGTCGGCGACCGTGTTCCGCCTTGGCGGCCTGGACGATCAGGGATTCGAGTTCGTCGTCGGAGAGGTCCGCAGCGGGGTTTGAGGTGGTCACGGTGACCGTTGGGGGCTGGAGGCGGCCCGATGCCTTCAGGAACAGCTCTGCGGCCCGTACGTCGCCCTCTACGGCCCTCTGGAAGATTGCGTCGTAGACGGCTTGCGCTCGTTCTGGGGAGCCAGCGAGCTGGTCGACTCGCGCGTCCCATGTTGCCTTGAACGACGGGTGCTGGCGCCACTTCGCAAGGGATTGCGGGGTGACGCCGAGCTGGGCGGCGAACTCCTGCTGCGTCGGCGGGTTGCGTTCAGGGCGAGGGCAGACTAGCCACTCGATGTACGCCAGTTGGCGTTCGTCGAGTGGACGGACATCTGCGTCTTTGCGGTGATTCAGTTTGGCGTTGAGCGCGGCCCGTTCGGTGGCGCTTCTCGGTCCTCGGAGTCCCATGGCACCCTTACACCCCGTTGTGGGCGTCCATAGAGGCTGCAAATGTTACAAGTGTGTTGCAATGTTTGCCGCTTGGGAGGTTTCCCCAGGTCGAGCGACGCCTAATGGGGGGGGTAAGGGGGGGGCGAGGGAACGGTGAAAAGATCCACCACCGATGCGAGGTGGTGGATTGAGTACTTGCTTGAAGATCCGCCACCGGAAAGCGGTGGCGGATACAGATGTAACGAACACATCACGCGAAAGCGTGATTGGGCGTTACCTCACCCACCTGTGCGGTGGGTGAGGTCGTTCTGGACAGTGACAGTAATCGGCACCCTTTAGGGGTGCCGATCTGATCTAAGCCAAGGTAAACAATTCTTGACCGAAACGGCCTTTCGGTCAAGAATTCTGTCCACTCGCATTCGGATTTCCCGTTTCGCGAGGGGGAAGTAGCAGCGAGAGGGAACCCGCCTTTCCCCGCCCCTCACAATCGTTAGCTCTGACAACTAAATTGTCAACTCCCAAATGGGAGAAACGTTAGTTTCCCAAAGTTGGTTAGAACCAGTCTGTTACGACTAGCCCCCCGCCCCCCCACACCCCCCTGCCAGGGGCGATTCGGGGCGCCGCGGGCGGGAACAGAACTAAGGTTCTCATCCCGCTGGTCAGATTTCCCGACCGCGCGCCCGACCGCACCGACCCGAGACGCGCAAAGGCCCCACCCCGCTACCGACCCCCGAACGGGGCCGGTAGGGAGTGGGGCCGCTAGCCGTGGCTAGGCCGAGCCGTGGCTAGGCCGAGCGCTCGCCGTCGACGATGGCGACCACCTTCGTGAGCGTGTCGTGCAGGGTGTCGACCACCCCGCACAGGTCGTCCCACTGGGTGCGGGTCATCGTCACCCGCGAGCGGGTCACCTTCACGCCCTGGTTCTCGCCCCACGCGACGAGGTTGCCGTTCGCCTCGGGGTCGTAGGCGGCGGCCAGGGCGGCGCGGAGCGCTGCCACGATCGGCGCCTGGTTCTCCGCCAGTTCGATCGCGTGGCGGGCCTTGCGGTCCGCTTCCGCCACCATGCGCTCCAACGCCTCGCGGCGCTGGGTCTCGCGCAGGGTCGCGGCTTCGGCGTTCTGCGCCCGCTTGACCAGCTCGGCCGCGGTGGGGCCTCCGTCGGTGGCCTTCGGGGTCGGGGCCTCGGTCGGGGTCGGGTTCGGGGCCTCGGTCGGGGCCTCGGTCGGGGTCTCGGTCGGGGTCGGGTTCGGGGTCGGGTTCGGGGCCTTGCGGGCCTTGTGGGCCTTGTCGATCGCGGCGGGGCCGTCGGCCGTCACTTCGTCCCATGCCGCGGCCAGGGCCTCGGGGGTGCCCGTCGGGCCCACGATGTCGCGGACCAGCGTCAAGCCCTTTGAGATTCGGTTGGCGCACGAAATCGCGACCGTTCCGTGAGCGGAGCCGAACGGGTAGACGTTCGACGGCTTGATTCGGGCGGTGTCTTCCGTCCAGCTCTTCGGCGCCCGCTTGAGCGCGTCCCCCACGATCGGGACGGCCGTGCGCCAGGCGGAGCCGCTCGCCAGGTGGGCGGCCGTGAGGTCCGCGGCGTGGGCTGCGATGAGCTGCCGCCGCTCGTCGGCGAACGGGCTCACGGTGCGGTTGGTCACGGTCTCCGCGAGGAAGGTCGCGAATCGATCGGCATCGCTCTCGGGGTGCCAGGGGCCGTTGGTGGTGTCGGGCGCCTCGTGGCACTCGGTGTTGGTGGTGTCGGGCGCCTCGTGGCACTCGGTGTTGGTGGTGTCGGGCGCTTCGTGGCGCTCGGTGTTGGTGGTCATGGGGACCATGCTATCAGACTTGTAGGGGGGGTGTCAAGTCGGGGAGGGGTCGGGGTCTAGCCAT